AGATGGGAATGTCCAGCACTAAAATGGGATAAAATAAAAAAAGATAGCTCATTTTGAGCGCGGGTTCGGGGGTTACTGGGCCGGGTTACTGGTTCCGCTGGCATGGCTCGGACCCCCCACCCCCTAGATTTCGGGGGTCTAGGCGCTGTCGTGTCGTGTCGTGTTGGGTTGATAAATTCATTGGAAGATATTATCGTTCGGGCATGTCCGGTGCTCTCCACACGATTCCCGATCACGATCTGCGTGAACTGCTGCTGCTAGAAGAGCAGTTAAAGAAACTTGAAACCCGCGAAGCTGCACAGACCAGCTTCATGGCGTATGTCGATCATGTGTATGATGGGTTCATTGTTGGCCGGCATCACAAAATCATTGCAGAAAAGCTCGAGCGCATAGCATCGGGTGACTTGAAGCGTTTGATAGTCAACATGCCACCTCGTCACTCGAAGTCCGAGTTTGCTTCTTATCTTATGCCGTCCTGGTTCCTTGGCAGAAATGCCAAGTTAAAAATCATTCAGGCTACAATGAACACGGAACTTGCTGTAAGATTCGGACGTAAGGTCAGGGATCTTATTGCAGATCCGATATACCACGAGATTTTTCCAGACACTGACCTGAAACCGGACAGCCAAGCAGCAGGTCGATGGGAGACCAGCGCAGGCGGGGAATATTTTGCAGCCGGGGTGGGTGCTGCAATGACTGGTCGTGGTGCTGACCTTCTCATCATTGATGATCCGCACTCGGAGCAAGATGCTCTGTCCTCGACAGCGTATGACCATACATATGAATGGTACACATCTGGCCCGCGTCAGCGTTTGCAGCCGGGTGGATCGATTATCATCGTTCAGACACGGTGGTCCAAGAAGGATCTTACGGGCAGGTTACTGCAAGCGCAGGGTAACGACACGATGTCGGACCAGTGGGAGGTGGTTGAGTTTCCGGCTATCATGCCATCGGGGGAACCGCTCTGGCCTGAATTCTGGAAAAAGGACGAGTTACTAAAAGTCAAAGCTGCACTGTCCGTGGGCAAATGGAATGCACAGTGGCAGCAAAATCCCGTGTCCGAGGAAACCGCTGTTATTAAGAGGGAGTGGTGGAACGAGTGGGAAGAAGAGGACATTCCGAATTTAGATTATGTGATTCAGTCGTATGACACGGCATACAGTAAGAAGGAGTCGGCTGACTTTTCTGCTATTACGACGTGGGGTGTATTTGAGCCGCATGGCAACGGTGATCAGCATTTGATTCTATTAGACGCGAAACGTGGTCGTTGGAACTTTCCTGAGTTGAAGCAGATTGCACAGGAAGAGAATGAGTATTGGGAACCTGACATGATGTTGATTGAGGCCAAGGCGACTGGTACACCTTTGGCTGATGAGATGAGGTTACTGAACCTGCCTGTAATTACGTTTGCTCCGGGGCGCAAGAAGGGCGGCGGGGGTCTTGATAAGATGACCCGCATGCATATGGCTTCGCCCATATTCGAATCAGGAAAAGTATGGTATCCTGCCGCGCAGAAGTTCGCGGATGAGGTAATCGAGGAAGTAGCTTCGTTTCCAAATGGCGATCATGATGACTTCTGTGATAGCATGACAATGGCCTTGATGCGGTTTCGCCAAGGTGGTTTTATCAGTTTACAGGGCGAAGAGCTAGAAGACTGGCTGCCGTCCAAGAAGCGAGAGTATTACTGATGTCCAAGTTTAAGACACCCAAGGCTAGAGAGTTACGCCGTCGGCAGTTGAGTCGGTCGGGTTACGACAAGGATATGATTGACGAGATTATTGAGCTTGAGTTTGATCTCGACGGGGCGCAGGCTCCGGGTACGCCTTTGCCGGGTAAGCGTTACAACACGGGTGGTGTGGTTAAGGGCTTTAGTCCGATTGCTCGACCACAGAAGTTTCGGGGTATCTTTTAGTGGCTGAGACAGCGGAAAAGAAAATAGAGAAGGATCTGAAGACCCTTCCGAAGTCTGTTCCGACTCCGAAGCCGCTGAACTATGTCGGCAACCCGGATGCCGAGGTCCAAGCTACACGGTTCGGGAACCTAGAGCTTCGCGCCGATTTAGAAAGTCGTTTGGCTTTGTCTCCGGTAGCTCAGTTAGGTTATGACATTATTGAGCGCGGGTTACTGGAGCCGACGGCTGGTGAGATGGGCGGGGACATTGTGCCTCGGTTTGGTGGTGGGACCAGTGTTGTGGGGTTAATGCTTCCTTCCAAAGATTTAAACCCCCGAGAATTTGTGGATGCGGATGCATTTAAGTCTGATCCGGCGGGTGTTGGTCTTAGGTACATGGCCCGTGATCTTGATCGTTTTGGCAAGGGGATTGAAGGTCTTTTGTCCTCGGACCGTGGTTCTACTGTTATTTACGACTCGGATCAGCCGAAGACAGAAATAAAAGACGGCAAGGTTGTTGATGTCCCCGGTACGATTGACAACGACTATTCTTTGAATACGTTGATGGAAGAGTTGGCGCATGTTGGTGTACGCGAGTTAGAGCGCAGGGGCATGGATGTTCGCAGTCTTCGCACAGAAGAGAATGCGATGGATATGTTGCAGGCTGAGTTGGCGCTGAGTGAGGGCATGATGCCAAAGAGCGATCAGCAGGTTAGTGACATGTCTGTAATGAAAAACAAGTATATGAGCATTCCCCGGAATGTGCTGGAAGACTACAACGAAGCGGCTTTGGCTGTTTTGGATGAACGTGGTGTTCCGCGCCGCGCTGTTCCGAAGAAGCAGGAGACGGGCATGGTAGACAGTATGTTAAACTTTTTTGGATTGAAATAAATGGCACTTCCTCCACAGATGGTTGATATGGCAATGGGCGCTGGTGGTCCGGCGGAACCTATGCCTGAAGAGATGATGGTGGAGTTACCCGCCGAGGACATGCTTCCAGAGGGCGTTGAGATGGCCGGCATGGAAGAAATGATCGAGGTTCAAGCTGCGATGTACGATCACAGCGCGAACTTGGCGGAGATCCTTGATGATTCGGTTCTTGGTTCGTTGTCCTCGGACCTTCGTGACAAGATTGAGGATGACAAGGAGTCGCGCGAGGATTGGGAAGAGGCGATTGCCAGCGGCTTGAAGTTGCTTGGTGTGAATTACGAGGAGCGCAGTGATCCGTTTCTTGGCGCTAGTGGTGTTCATCATCCGTTGTTGAGTGAGGCTGTTACGCAGTTTCAGGCGCAGGCTTACAAGGAGATGTTACCGGCGGGTGGTCCTGTAAAGGCGCAGATTCTTGGAACGCCGAACTCGGCACTAGAGGATCAGGCCCAGCGTGTTGAAGATTTCATGAACTATCAGGTTACTGAGATCATGGAAGAGTATGATCCGGACACGGATCAGATGTTGTTTTATTTACCGTTGACGGGGTCCACATTTAAGAAGGTGTATTTTGATCCGGGCAAGCAGCGGGCTGTGTCGAAGTTTGTACCTGCGGAGGATTTGATTGTTCCGTATTCGGCGAGTGACTTGAACACAGCCGAGCGGGTAACTCATGTTGTTCGCATGACGGAGAACGAGCTTCGCAAGTTGCAGGTTGCTGGTGTGTACCGGGACGTGGACTTGCAGGCTGGAGATGATGATGATGAAGGACCGATTAGAGAGACTGGTAACGAGTTGCAAGGGATTCGTCCGTCGTATGGCGATGACGTTTTCACTCTTGTTGAGTGTCATACGGAACTTGATCTCGAGGGTTTTGAAGACATTGGACCCGAGGGTGAGCCTACGGGTGTTAAACTCCCTTACATTGTCACTTTGGATGAAGATTCAGGACAGGTTCTCTCAGTGGTGCGAAACTATAGAGAGGCGGATCCACTTCGCAGAAAGCGGCAATACTTCACTCATTTTAAGTTTTTGCCTGGGTTTGGCTTTTATGGCTTTGGCCTGTTACATACTATAGGAGGTTTGTCCCGTGCAGCGACCTCGATCCTTCGCCAGCTTATCGATGCGGGGACTCTTTCGAATCTTCCTGCTGGCTTCAAGGCTCGTGGTGTTCGTATTCGTAACGATGATGAGCCGCTTTCTCCTGGCGAGTTCCGTGATATTGATGCTCCCGGTGGTGACCTTCGGAATGCTCTTATGCCCCTTCCATACAAGGAACCTTCTGGGACACTTGCTCAACTACTGGGCGTTATCGTCGATTCAGGAAGACGATTTGCACAAGTTGCAGATGCAAAGATCGCAGACGCTAATTCACAAGCTCCCGTCGGAACCACGGTTGCACTGATTGAGCAAGGCTCGAAGATCATCTCTTCGATTCACAAGCGGCTGCACTACGGGCAAAAGCAGGAGTTTCGGTTACTTGCCGAGGTATTCGGGGATAACCCTGTACCCTACCCGTATTTTGTGGGACAGGGCGTTTCCGCTGACATTATGGCGCAGGATTTTGATGGCCGGGTAGACATTTTGCCTGTGTCGGATCCGTCTATCTTCTCAATGTCGCAGCGTTTGTCGCTGGCACAGACGCAGATGCAGTTGGCGCAGGCTGCTCCGCAGCTTCACAATCAGTACGAGGCGTATCGCCGGATGTATGATGCGCTGGATGTGAAGAACATTGACGCGATTTTGCCGCCACCTCCGCAGCCGCAGCCTATTGATCCGGCTACAGAGAACGCTGCCGCTGTGAAGAACATGCCGTTTCAGGCATTTCCGCAGCAGGATCATGAGGCGCACATTCTGGCGCATGCGATGTTCTTGTCGTCACCTGTGTCAGGGGCCAACCCACAAGCCTTCTTGCTGCTCCTCTCGCATGTGCAGGAGCACGTTGGTATGCTTGCAAGGGATCAGGTTAGTGCGTTCTTCCAGAACGCCATGCAGGAGGCTATGGCGGCGGGTGAGCCACCTGCACAGATTGACCCAGCTACGGTCGAGTCCGCGATTGCACAGCAGGTTAGTGAGATCATGCAGCAGATCATGCCGATGATTCAGCCGGCCCAGCAGCAAGATCCGTTGGTCGCGATTCGTCAGCAAGAGTTGCAGAACTCGCAGATGGAAATCCAGCGTAAGACAGCAAATGATCAGATGGACTTCCAGATTGATCAGGCCAAGTTGCAGCAAGCCTATGACTTGGCGCAGCAGCGTCAGGAGTTGCAGGAAGATATCGCTGGCGCACGTAACGATGTGAATATCTATCGCATCAACACACAGGCAGCATTGTCGAGGAACAAATGATTCAAGCATTGATAGGGCCGATTGCTTCTCTGGCCGGCACGTGGCTGGAAGGTAAGGTTGAAAAGACCAAGGCCGAGACAGGAGCGAAAGTTGCGCGGGCTAAAGCCGAGGCTACGATTATGGAGAAGAAAGCTACGGGCGAGATCGACTGGGATCTCGAGATGGCTCGTGGCAGTCAGTCGTCTTGGAAAGATGAGTGGTTGGTAATATTGTTCTCGGTTCCGCTCATTTTGAGCTTTATCCCGGGGATGGAGGGTGTAGTTGCAAATGGTTTTGAGCAGTTGGACAAGATGCCGGATTGGTATCAGTATTCCCTTGGTGTTATTGTTGCTGCTTCTTTTGGCGTACGTAGTGCTACCAAGTTTTTTGGTAAGAAGTGATGATCATGTGGGATATGCACAATCGCACCACACTA